TAACCCCTGTTGTATAAAAACAATCGCTAAAGGTATTCTAAATAACCAATGGCTCAAACAAAACTCTGGCAATCGGTCACTAATCTTAGCAAATATATTCACTTTATTTCTTCTCCTTCTTCTTTGCTACCAGCTTAGGATGAGGCGTTCTATCGTTATAGATATCCCCAGCCATAGCTTGAATTTGTTCGACCAAGTGTGTTACAAGGTCAACATTATATTCTCTTGTATGACTTTTGTATTTTTCTCTGTGTGCTTGTACAGCCAAGCCATGCATAGCACTTACTTTGTCCATTAGTTGTTGTATAGTGTGTATCATATTACTCTCCAAAGTCAAATAGGCTGTTGAAAGTGTTGTTTTGTTTTGTATTTTCTAAATCGTAATTCAACACACCTATTAGGTTTCCTAGTTTGTTGTCAATTATTGTTTCTTCCATAGCATCATTATCAAATGGAAGTTCTTTAAACCAATCTGGAATACGTAGTTGATCCGTTGGATAAGCGACGGAGGTATATCCTAATGGATTTTGTCTAAGTTTACAAACAATAACTTTCATTCCATCTACGATTTCCTGTGAATACTTGTCGCCGTTCATACGTTTTAATGTATTCCAGTTGATACTTGCTCTTACATGTCCAGGCATGTTAGCCTTTCCTTGTTTTTGTTCTAGTCTTTGATAGTGTCCTATCTTGTTTGCTCTCTTTGGAGAACCTTTTTCATAACCTGGGCGTTGTTTAAAGTCCGTTCTAAATTCAGTAATTCTGTTTAGTACGTCTTTTTCTGTTTTATTAGTTAATACCATTAGTAGAAGTTCACTTAGAAACTCCTGCATGAATACCGGAGTATCTGATCTACGCAAGTCTAAGCCCATTGCTTTTACTTTGCCAGGCTTGCCTTCTGTATCAGTTCTAAATCCTTCTAAGTCATACACTAATGCGGCATATCTTTTCTTTGTGATGTATAAGCCACTTTCTGCTACAATTTCTCTACCTGCCGCAATAACCTCTGCTCGACTTTTAGGGCAATGAAAAGCTTCAGCCATGAACTTGTCAAATGTTGCGTTTGCCGCCTCTGCTACTTGGTCATATAGTGTAATAACGTTTTCTTTGCTCCAAGGGATTTTACCAGCATCAATATCTTTTTTGAGTATAGGAAAAGCACTGAAATAAACAGAATCTGTATCTCCATATATAACCGCATCACCTACATGATCATATGTACCTGTGATAACCTTGTTTACTTCTGCTGACATGTGTTTTACAATAGTTCTACCACTCAGTGTTGTTGATTGACCAATACGTTTATCAAAGAATCTACAACCAGGATTTAGAATAGCACCGTATAAACTATTTAGGTTAATCTTTTTTACTAACTGTCTTTTATCCCAATATTCTATTTCTATAGAATTACCAGCATCTTTTGCCTTTTTAAGTTGACCTTGTAATTCTTTTCTTTCTTGATACCAACGTTTAAGTAATCCAGGAATCACACCCTCGTGTTCAGTTGTAAAGATTGTGCCGTTTGAAGAAAGCATCCAAGGTTTGTTACTTTCAAAGATTATTTTGTAAATTTCTGCTCCACTTAGAACATCTTCTTTATCATTTTCCCAATCAACAGTAATAGCAACGTCTCTTTTCTGATCCATTACTGCTTCATATTCTAATGTGCCGAACTTTCCTTCCCAAGCACCAGCAAAGGATTTCTTTTGTAAGTTCATAGCTTCATTTAGATATTCATCAGTAAGTGTTGGGCGTAGTTGTCCAACAATAGTTGCTGGATCCATGTTCAATGCTCTAATTACAGATGGATACAGCGAATTCAAATCCATTGAACCTACCCATTTGTGTAAGCCTTTTTTAGGAAAAGCAACATAGGCACCAGCCGCTGTCGAAGACTCAGGATCACGTTTAGGTCTGTTTGGTACTCGCATACCACGTCTATGTGCTTCGTTTACAATAGCTTGTTCAGTAACTGCGACAGCACCCATAGTGGTCTGTAGCAAAACAGTATTCGCATGAGCGAGTTCATTACTAAGATCTATAAATCTTAGTTTTTTGTCCAGCTTGTCCAGTAGTGCAACATCTTGTCTGTTGTATTCAATGAATGTTCTGAAGTCATTGTTATAAAGTTGATCGAGTGTACCTTCATATACAGTTTTCTTTTCACCAACTTCAAGTTCACCAATGGCATCAAGTCTGTAAGTGTGTCTTTCTTCATATGTGTATTTACGATATAATTCTAAACTATCTAAATGTACTCTACCTACTAGGTCATAGGTTTCAGCTGATTTGCCATACTTTTCATATTCACGTTTCTTAGGAAGTTGTTTCCATAAACAAAAACGTCTTGTGTCATCTTTACTTAAAACTCTTGAAACACGATTGACTGTATAAGGAATATCATAACCTTCACTGTTCCAACCTGTTAGTATATCACTATCTTGGATCAGATCCAAGAATGCTTGTAACATATCTTCTTCTTTTTCAAACAGCACACATTCCTGTCCCCATTCCTTAGTTTGTTCTTTTGCCTCCTCCATTGTCAAAGTCTTTGGGGGAACTGCTAAAGTTATTAAAGCATCAAGCCATTGTAAATGTACAGTGATAGCAGTAATAGGCATAAAAGGATCGCTTGGATCAGCAAATCCTCTTTCAGGATCAAAATCTGTTTCGATGTCAAAAAATGCTACATTAAGTTTAGGAGCATCTTGATTAAGATAGTTTTCACTCAAACATTGGAATATAGGATTGATGTCACTTTCAAAAAGTTTTCTTTTATTGTTTATTGCTAGTTCTTTGCGAAAGTCTTTTGTGTTTCTTGAAACAATACGCGAGATTGGATCACCATAGATGCTTCTATGTTTACCTTTCGGATCATCATAATAAAAAGTATATTTTACAGGATGTTCTTGGAAAATTCTTTTACCATCAACTCGTTCTACTACTCTGATGATGTCAGAATCTCTGTCAAAATAGGCGTCTACGTAACTCATTCAATCTCCATGTTGCTTGTGGCCAACAAAACCATACTACATGCCCGCCATTTGGCATAGGGCGTTATTAACTTATATATCTACTTGTCTTTTCCAACAGTAGTAACAAGAGTTTCAAGGTCTTCAAATTCATCGGCAACTTTATGCCAATCACCTTTGTGTGCTACCTTAATTGCCTTGTTAATTAATGCTGTCTTTACGTTCAATTCTTCTGAAACTGCTTTTACTGTTTCTTTAAGACCTTCTTGAAGATCATTAATTTCCTGTAAAACAGTGGCTCCTTCATTTACTAGTCTTTCTAGTTTTGCCTTTTCGTCTTGTCCATAAACTCTATCACTCATAATATTCTCCTAGTGTTGCCTAATTATAATGTATTTTTGTTGATTTGTCAAGTAAAATTTAACCATTTTGTAATAGTTTTTGGTAGGCTTCTTCAAAACCTTCTGTATGAATATATGCTTCTTCATTATGCCAAAGCCTTCTCAAATAAGAATCACTCATAGATACAATATCTTCATCCGCCCAATTATGACAAGCTAGATGTCCTTTTATCATCCAAAATCTTCTATATGCTTCTTTCCTAAACTCTGGGCTCATTTTACAAATGCGCCAATCCTTCCGTGGATGTCTGGATAATCTTTAAATGTATATCCGACTGGAGGAGTTGTATCTTGTCCTTCCCATACTGGAATAAATTCTGTTATTTGGTCGTCAAAGTCTGTATTCTGTCTTAAATGGACTTCTATCAATTTGTCACCTATATATTCGCAGTTCAAGTGTTCTTTGTTTATAAAAGTATTTAATATAATATCAGGAGCAGGAATATGTTTGTGAATCTTTAACCACTTGTCCCATTTTGTAAAAGTATTTTCTGATTTGAATCCTTCTACACATAATACTTGATTACCAAATTTATAATCTACAGAATAATGTCTACCCTCAAACCATTCACACCAAAAGTAACCTAATGGTAGATCAATAGTTTGTTTTTCTATCCAAAGTTTTTGTGCCCCTAATCCTAAACCCATTGCGTTGACACAAGGACGTACAATATAGTAATCTGCTTTGGGAACATCCATTCCTGTTGGTCCACAAACATACCCCATTTTTCTTGAAAGTATTAGTTTATCTAATACCCACAATTCGTCTGGATCTATTGTTTGCCATAAGATATCCTCAGGATGGTCAGGATATTCTCTATCTAGGTTTCGTCTTCCGTCTTGTATTGCCATTCGTCCGTATGTCCTACTGACCATTTTGGTGTGTTCTCCACTGTGTAATTTTGTGTACACACTTTGAAATCAGGTTGCTTTTTATTTGAAGGCACTAAACTTTGATCTGTGAATATAACTCTGTTATTTGGTTGAGCGGCAAATTGTCCGTTATTTAATTTAATAATGTTGAAAGATTTATGTTCAGGATCGTGTTCAGAAAAGTTAGTGTCTATTAGGCTTTTATCTCTATGTGCGTTGTCAACGGTAAAAAGATATTCACCCTTGTGCATTTTTTTATCTTTTCCAAAAAATTCACAGTCGCAAAGCATAGATTTCTTAATAACTGTTATATCATAATCAAAACAATCCCATATTTGTAAAACGTCAAGCGGAAGTTGATTATCTTTGTCATAATCTTCTTTCCATACAAATGCTGATATAGGAAGTTTGTCAAATAAAGCACCATAGTCTGTAAGTAAAGTTTCAAAATAAAGTGCTTTACCCATTGTGCTTTTAACAGTAATCCAAAGCCCAGGAGTTAATTCTCCATGTCCTTTTTCTAGATCATATAGATACTCTTTTTTTACAAATACTGGTACAATAGGGGTGTTGTGCCCCTTCTAT